ATAGCCCCCGCTATTGAACACATACGGAGCTTCTGACGGCACCCGGTACACACAATCACAGGTTGACAACAACATCAGGAAAGCAAAGGCTGTAGCCCTCCAAAATCAAATCGATGAGCATGGTTACAACTTTTGCAACGACTGCAAGAGAAACGCTTCAGGAACGCGCTTGGATTGTTCTCATGAGGTGTCGGTGCAAGACTGCAAAAATAACGGCACGGTTGAGCTTGCCTGGGATGTGAAGAACATCATTATCAGGTGTAGGGCCTGCCATCAAAAAAAGGACGGATTAAACGTACAATTCACAAACACAAGATTATGACTTACAAAGTAAAAGGCATTGTTACAGCCATAGGAGAAATAAGGACTACGAAGTTGGGCACTTCTGTTCAGCAGATACACTTTGACCAGGATGGTGCAGGTAGAGTTTTTTACCCATCTGCTTTGGGTTCAAAAATAGAACTGCTGGAAAGATTAAGTCCGGGAGATACCGCCGAACTGGAGTTTCATATTTCGGGCTCCAAGGGTACTTATAACAACGTCATCATTGACAACATAACGAGGGTATAACTATGAAAGATCCTGCATTCCTTTTTTACACAAAAGACTTTCAGTCCGGCACGCAGGATATGAGCTGTGAAGAAGTTGGGGCATACATAAGGTTGCTCATGTACCAACATCAGCATGGATTTATACCAAATGACACTGAAAGAATGATGCGGATAACCGGAATTTTTTCAACCGAACGGTTTGAAATGGTTTGGCAAACGGTTAAGCAAAAATTCAACCAAGACGGTAACCATTTGGTTAACCAAAGACTGGCGAAAGAATCTACGGACCGGGCATTGTCGAAACCAAAAAAATATGCTGCTTCTGTCTTTGCAGGGCTTGTATCTTCTGCAAAATCGCTCACAAAAGATCAGATGTTTCAGATTAAAAAATCATTCGTTATAGATGACTTTTTAAATTATGAAGAACCTGAAATGAACATCAAAATAAGAGAGTGGTTTCAAAATTTGGTTAACCAAATGGTTAACAATTTAGCAAATGGAAATGGAGATGCAAATGCAATTGTAAATGAAGATAAGGGAAAAGAGGGTACGGGAGAAAAACCAATTCCTCAACCTAAAATTGAGTTTCAAAAGATAATTCAGCTATTCAACTCAATGTGCCCTAACCTGCCATCTGTTCAAAAGTTGACACCTCAAAGGACAGCAGCCTTAAAGAACAGGATACAGGAAGTAGGATTGTCGGGTCTTGGAGATGTTTTCCAAAAAGTTTCATCCAGCAGTTTTTTAAATGGCGAAAATGACAAAGGGTGGCAGGCTGATTTTGATTGGATATTAAAACCTGCAAATTTTCAAAAAATAATCGAAGGAAAGTATGGAAACCGGAATAGTAGTAGCAAGCAATCAGATAGCCAAGTTAGAGAAAGCATCAACTCAGCAGTTGATATCATGCTTGACTAGCAATAAGGTGGCCGAGCTCATCCAGTTTGAAAGCAATCTTTCTCTTGAGTCGGCAATGGAAGGTACAAGCCTGATAAAACTCTCAAGGACGCTGGAGAAGAAGGATGTGATTAAAGCGATCACTTACCTAACCACAAGATTAGCTGATAACTTCAATGTTGGTAAAAAATTCTCTGTAGAGCAATCGGCAATAATGGCCATGGACCTTTTTGAAATGCTCGGACATGAAACCCTTGAGGACATTGTCTTGATGTTCAAGTACGCCAGGCAGGGCCGAATTGGAGATGGTAAGGACTTCAAGCTTGATAGCCAAACCGTTTTTCATAAGTGGATACCTGAATATCTAGAAATGAAGGCTGAGTTAAGGGAGAAACTTCATCATCAAGAAAAAGTGGCGCTCAATAGCAACCCCGTTTCGACTAAGGATGTTATGGACACCTACAAATCCTATGCTGCTCAAAACATGCATAAACGAGTTGAGAGGTATGTAGATGAAATCACACAAGGCATCAGCCGGGAACAACTTGAACAAATTATACTGGCGTGGGATAGTGACGAAAAGAAGAAGCCTTACCTGGATATATTGAAACGCAAAAGAAGAGTAATTCAGGAATAATGGAAGAGATAGTAAAGCTTGTGGCAGATCATTATGGTATTTACCTGCCGGCTGTTTATAGTCGTTTACGAGCAAGAAAGCATGTAAAGGCGAGACAGGTGTCAATATTTATTATTCGAGAGGTTTTAGGCTACACTTACGAAAAAATTGGCCTCCATTTAAACCGCGGCCACTCTGTTATTATCCATGACCATAGAGCGCTAAAGAATGATATTCAAACTGATGAGCTATACCGGTATGAAGTGTTAGGGCTTCTTGAAAAAGCCCGGATGATAGAATTTAAAGAGAAATACTGCAAAGAACAAAAATTTAAAATATTCACAAATGGACAAAGATTTAAAAATAAAACAGCTCGAAGACAAGATTGATGATCTTGAGGCTAAACTTAGCAGCATTGAAGACGGCGGGTTGTTTACCCTTTACGGCGGACACGACAACATCGTAACCAAAATGCTCATGGATGACCTCTTTGGAAACCTCGACCGCATCCCCATGAATGAACTTGAAGAACTTGTAAACAAATATAAAGCATGAAAAAATTAACCATCAACAGCAAAGACATCTTAAAGGCGGTCCAGGTTGTAGGGAGCCTTATTAAGCCGCAAAACACAATGCCCGTCCTGGATAATATCCTCTTCAAAATCAACCCCGGAAAGTTGGAGCTCGTAGCGGATAATCTTGAAGTAAGATCTTGTAATGAAATAGACATTGAATCTGACTTTGAGCATCAAGTATGTATTCCGTTCAATTTGCTTTCAAACATCCTCAAGGGCTTAACCAATGGTCCGGTGGATTTTGTTTTCGAAGAGAAGAGCCTTAACCTGAAAACCACTACGGGAGAATACAAAATACCAATCGCTCCTGAAGACGTTAAAGCGTTCCCAGCAGATAATTTTGAGGAAGCCGAGGGTTCAGTTACATATAATTCACTTGAGCTTGTAGAAGCCATTAAAAAGGCTGCTGCTTTTGCCGATCCTGCCAACACGAATGTTTTAGGTAAAGTGCTGTTTTGGACAGGAGACTGCACCCGGATTGTAGGATTTAATATGCATGGTGGTTTTGAGGGCACTCTTGATGTGAAAGGACCTGAGAATAAAATGTTGCTCACAAGAGGTGCAGCTACATATCTTGCAGCATCAATAACCGAAAACGATGATCTTGTAGTTACCACCACAGGTAACCATGTTTACTTCAGTATAGGCAAAAGGAAAATATCGGCAGTGCTTGCAGCTGAGAGATATCCTAACTACGAAGTGCATTTTAATTCTGACAGGAATAAGATTCTGAAAATTACAAAAGACGAATTTTCCCCTGTTCTGAAACGATTAGCCTCTGTAACTGATAATACCAGCCATATTGTAAGGTTCAATTTTTCCAACGACACCCTTGAAATGAACTTTGCTCATAGCGCCAGGGAGATTAAGGCTAAAGAAACCATCAAGGTAAATTACCAAGGGGAACCTATGCTTGTCGGGCTGAGTGTCAACAACATAAACAACACCTTGAATGTGTTTGATGAAGCAATATCATTCGAGTTTAGCGAGGCAAACAAGCCTTGTGTAGTGACAGAGGGTAACACCCGATGCATCATCATGCCTTTCTTGCTGGCAGATTAATGCGCTTAAGCGTTCCAATATTTCGATTAAGACAAACCAAATGTCTGAATATGTTGACTTCTTAAAATCAAAAGTAAAAATATCCGAGAAGCAGGGATTTGAGTTTGACGACAGTGTTATAAATCCCGTGCTGAAGCCTCATAACAAGCTCATGGTAAAGTGGCTTGTTGAAGGTGGAAAAAGGGCATGCTTCGCCTCTTTCGGACTTCATAAAACAGTTACACAACTTGAGGCAGTACGATGTACGCTGCTTCATACAGGCGGCAAAGGCCTTATCATTTGCCCGCTTGGGGTAAGGCAGGAATTCAAAAGGGATGCTGTTAAGCGCCTTGGATGGGAAACAGAACCAAAATTTATACGTCGTATAGAAGAATGCGAAGGTGATGGAATTTACCTCACCAATTACGAAAGCGTAAGGGATGGTAAACTGGACCCCGCAGAATTTAAAGTTGTTTCGCTCGATGAAGCCAGCGTATTGCGCGGTATGGGCGGCTCCAAGACCTTTAGGGAGTTTATGCGTTTGTTCACCGGCGACGAGGGCCCAAACGGAAACCGAAGAAAAGGCGAGCGTGTTCCCTATCGTTTTGTGGCAACGGCCGCTCCATCTCCAAACGACTACATAGAACTACTCGCGTATGCAGATTTCCTTGGGGTAATGGATGTGTCACAGGCTAAGACCAGGTTTTTTAAACGTGATTCTACAAAGGCTGATAAGCTCACCCTGCATGCTCACAAAGAAGAAGAGTTTTGGTTATGGGTTGCCAGTTGGGCGCTATTCGTAAGCAAGCCCTCTGACATAACAGGAAACTTTGCAGACGACGAAGGCTACGACTTACCGCCCCTGCAAGTGCATTGGCATGAGATACCAACAGACCATTCAACCGCGGGGACATCTAAGAACGGACAGGTTAAGCTTATCAAAGATACAGCCCTGAGCCTACCGGAAGCTGCAAAGGAAAAACGTGAAAGCTTACCTGGTCGAATTGCCAAACTCATGGAGCTTAGGGATATTGAACCTGAAGCGCACCGTATCATATGGCATGACCTTGAAAGTGAGCGATACGCTATTGAAAAAGCAATTCCTTCTGCTGTGAGTATTTATGGCTCACAAGATCTTGAGGAGCGTGAACAATCCATCATTGACTTTTCAGACGGTAAGTTTCAGGAGTTAGCGGCCAAGCCAATCATTGCGGGTTCAGGGTGCAACTTCCAAGAGCATTGTAATTGGGCAATATACCTCGGCATAGGTTTCAAGTTCAATGACTTTATCCAATCCATTCACAGGCTGCAGCGATTCCTACAGACAAAACCGGTAAGGGTTGACCTTATCTATACTGAAGCTGAGGCAGAAGTAAAAAAGCAGTTGGTAAGAAAATGGCAACAACACGAAAAACTAGTAGAAAACATGACAAAAATCATAAAGCAATACGGCCTCTCACATGCCGCCATGGCGCAACATTTAACCCGAAGCCTTGGAGTTGAAAGAATCGAAACATCAGGCAAGCTGTACAAGCTGGTAAACAATGACAATGTGCCTGAAACTAAAAGCATGGAAAGTGACAGTGTGGGAATGATCCTTACATCAGTTCCCTTTGCTTCACAATACGAATACTCCCCCAACTATGCAGATTTCGGACACTCCGAAAGCAATGCAGAGTTCTTTAGGCAGATGGACCACTTAACCCCGGAATTGTTCAGGACATTAAAGCCGGGGCGCGTTGCTGCCATTCATGTAAAGGACAGGATTATACCTGGTGGGTTAACAGGCCTCGGCTTCCAAACGGTTTACCCTTTTCATATGGACTGTATCGCTCACTACACAAAACATGGCTTTGCCTTTATGGGAATGAAAACCATAGTAACAGACGTTGTGCGTGAGAATAACCAAACCTATCGCTTAGGGTGGACGGAGCAGTGCAAGGACGGCTCTAAAATGAGTTTCGGAATGCCTGAGTACTTACTGCTATTCAGGAAGCCTCAGACGGACACTACGAAGGGATATGCTGACGAGCCTGTAGTAAAAGACAAAGGCAAGTATTCTCGTGGCCGTTGGCAAATGGATGCGCACGGATTTACGCGAAGCAGCGGCAACCGTTGTCTAAAGCCCGAAGAACTGGCCACGCTCGACCACGATGTAATTTTCAAAGAGTTCAAAAACTACTCCCTTAATTCTGTTTTCGATTTCGAGCATGTAGTTAAGATAGCCGAAACCCTTGATGCAAAGGGTAAACTCCCTACCTCTTTTATGTTGTTACAACCGCAGAGCTGGAGTGATGAAGTATGGACGGATGTGACCCGAATGCTAACCCTTAACGCTTCACAATGGAGTAAAGGAAAAGAAATGCACATATGCCCCCTGCAGTTCGATATAGTTGACCGGGCAATAACGCAATTCAGTAATGAAGGGGATGTGGTATACGATCCGTTCAGCGGGATAGGTACCGTACCATACAGGGCCATAAAGCTTAACCGTATCGGCTGGGGCTGTGAACTGAACCCGTCATACTTCCTTGACGGTGCGCAATACTGTAAAGCTGAAGAAGAAAAAGTTTTGATGCCAAGCTTGTTTGACTTAACAGATGTAGCATGAACCACCTCTCATTATTCTCAGGCATAGGAGGCTTTGACCTCGCTGCCGAATGGATGGGATGGAATAACATCGCCCATACAGAGATAAATCCTTATTGCAGATCAATATTAAATGCTAAGTGGCCAAACGCAAATTCACATGAAAACATCACCACAACAGATTATTCTATTTACAGAGACAGAATTGGAATTGTTACAGGAGGCTTCCCGTGTCAGGACGCAAGCAAAGCCAAACAACACGGTGATGGTCAACAAGGGCTACGTGGTGCCAGAACAGGTCTCTTTTGGGATATGTGTAGAGCAATTGAAGAAATCAAACCAAAGTGGGTGGTGGCCGAAAACGTGGCGAATATTCTTAAAACTAACAGGGGGGGGGATTTTACATCAATACTTACCGAACTATCCC